AATAAATTGAGGGAGTATGTCAACAACGAAATCGAAGATGTCAAGGCTACTCTTACCAGTCAAATCAAAAAGGTCGATGATAAAGTTACACAAATAAAATTGACCGAAGTTATTAATCAAATCGATGAAGTTAAAAAAGGTAAGGTTGTTTCAGATAAACAAGTTGTTTCAATGATGAGGTATTACCAACTAATCGAGGAGATTGATAATGTCGCAAACTAAATTCGAAGAACTCAAAAACACTATACGTGAACTTGTTTCACAAGATTTAGAAGAGGCATCGGTTACAGGTGCATTAGATGGTGGAGAAGGACCTCCAAGAACACCATTTGCTTTTAGTGGTAAACGTAAAAAAGATAAAAAGAAAAAAGATAAGATAGCCAAACAGAGTGGTTACAGCATGACTGAAGCTAAATTTCATGTTAAAGTTCGTGGTT